AAGGCCTGGCCGACCTGCTCGGGCTTGAAGAACCCCTGCTGCACGCCGCGAATGGCGATGTCGGACGAGGTCGCCCGTGCTGGCCCCGCTGGCGGTGGCGAACTTTTGCAGCACCGGCAGCATGCGCATGGCGTCGGCTGTTTTGAGCGCGCCGCTGGCCAGCATCTTATCCAGGGCTTCCGCCGCTGAATCGCGCGTGCCGCCGCCCTGGCGCACGGCGCTTTTCACGGCGGTATCCAACTGCCCCATGCCCGCGCGGCGGCCAGCCGCGTCCTGGTCCGAAAAGGCTGTGTTGGCCATTTGCGCCAGCCGGCTTTCGTAATCCATGGGCTTGGCCAGGGCACGGCCCGCCACGTATCCGCCAGCGGCCAGGGCCGCGCCGCCCTGGGCCACGCTTTGGCCCACGCGCCCAGCGGCGCGAGCGGCTCCCAACAGGCCCTGCTCGGCCCGGCGGGCGTACTGGTCCACTTGGCGGATGCGCCCAACCAGGCCCATCACGTTGCGTTCCTTGTGCCCAAGGTCCGTCCAGGCCTTGGCCATTTCCTCCGCCCGGACCTTGGCCAACGCCGTATCGCGCGCCAGGTCGCGGGTGGCCTTTCCGGCCCGGCCGGTGGCGGCGGCCTGTTGCGTGACCGCCGCCGTGGCCTGAGCCGCCGCGTTCTGACCAGCCTTACCGGCCGCCACGGCGGCCCGGCCCGATTCCTGGCTGGCCCTGGAGGACTGGACAAAGGCGGTGGAGGTGGCGCTTGCGCCTTGGCGCAGGGTGTCCAGCGCCTTGGCGCTTTCCGCGCTTACCTGGTCACGCAACTTCAGCGTGACTTGCATTTCCATGTCGCCCATTTGTCCGCCCTTATCCGCCGCGCTTGCGTTTGCGCAGCAGCCGTTGGTTCACGTACCTTTTCCCTGCCCCTTCAAATGTGCCGGTGGCCATGGCTGCCAGCAAGTCGAGGTAACTTTCCACTTCCATGGGGGTCAGGCTGCGAATGTCGCTCAAGCTGAAGCCGTGCCGCGTCAGCGCCAGTTGGGCGAGCCTTAACTCGCGGAGCTGCCGCTCGCGGCGACGAGCTTTCCCCGCAGGGCCTCCTCCGCAGCGGCCAGGTGCCCGTACTCGGTGCTTTCAAGCGTGCCCAGCAACTCGGGCGTTATGGCCTTGGACTCAAGCGTGCCCAGGCGCACCAGGGTGCGCGCCCACACATGCCTGTTCACGCGGGCGGCGCACGCGCCCTCGCCAGCCTCTTCAATGGCCTCTTCCATGTCCTCCAGCGTGGGCACGCGCATTTCAAAGTCCGTGTGCCGCACGCCTTCCACCACCAGCCCGTACTTCAGGTTGCCTTTTTCCGTCAGCGCCATGTTCTACTCCTTGATTTCGTCGCAGGCAGCGAGGGTCACCGTCACCTTGGCCTCGCTCCCCACAGTGAAGGATTTGGAATCGCCCATGCTCACGCAATCCAAGTAGCTGGTGCGCGTGCCGCTGGCTGGTGACGGGGAAGATGGTCAGCTTGCCACCCTTAATGCCGTCCCAGTTCAACGCCCCGGTGACGGGAATAGGCGCCACGATTTTGATCGACCATTCGTGCACGCCTTCCGAATAGCCGCTGGGCTTGCCCTTGCGGTTCATGGTCTTCACCACGGCCCTGTTCGGCTTGTGGTCCACGTCTGCGGATTCCACTTCGTATTCGGTCCCGTCGATTTCAAGAATGATGGCTCCAAGGTATTCTTTCAGCGCCATGTCTGGCCTCCGTTAACGTTTGATGTTGGGCGTTAGGGCCGCTGCGGCTCTACAGCAAAAGGTCGATGCGGGCCGCGAACACGTGCAGGCCGTTCACCACGTCCGTGGGGATCTTGGCGTCCAGGCGGTTCACGTCCTGAAGGTCGCGCTCGCAAATGACGCCGCCCTTGTTGGCCTCCACCTCCTCCACAATCTCCAGCTCCTCCAGCTTGATGAGCACGTCCAGAATCTCGCCGCGCACGGCGGGCGGGGTGCGGCTGGAAAGCTTGGAGCGGGGGAAGCGCAACACGATGCGCTCGCGCACGGCCTTGCGCACGTAGTCCAGGGTGCGGATGGTGGTGAGGTCCAGCAGGGCCACGTCATCCACGCCTTCCGCGTTCACTGTGTAGGTGGTGATGGCGCGCACAATCTGCACGCTGGTGCCGTCCGGCCCCACCTCAAGCGGGGTCACGCCGTTGTGCAGCAACACCTCCTGCTCGGTGCGGGTGAGCCGGTCGGCCACGTCCGGCACGTCGATGCCGGTCAGCGTCAGGGTGTTCAGCGGCCGGGCCGGGTCTTCTTCCGACGCGACGACCGCGCCGTAAGCGGCGGCGATCTCCCAGGGGCAGGCGGCGCGCGCCGCGCAAAAGCGCCCCGCTAATGCGGCCGTGGTTCACGCTGCCCGCAAGGGTGGTGGCGCTGGCCAGGGTTCCGGCAAGGGCGTAAACGGCCACGGCCCCGCGCTGTTCCAGCGGGCCGCCCGTGAACTCCAGGTGCGTGCGCAGGGCCACCAGGTTGTCCACGTCCGTGTACGGGGTGATGATGATGTTGTGCCCGGCACCCGCCACGGCGGCCAAGGCGGCGGTGACGGACGGGTCCGTCTGGCCGCCGGTCATGGCGGTGACGGCTCCGGCCAAGCCGGGGGCCGTGCTGGCGAAGGCCAGCTTGATGCTGTTGCCCAGGCTGCCCTTGTGCTTGGCGGTGATGGTGAGCGCCCCGGCGTTGGCGGCCAGCGCCACGGGCAGGTCCGGCTGCTGCGCGGCCTGGGCCACGATCTCGGCGGCGATCTCGGCGGCGGTGTCGCCGGATTCCACGGCCACCTGCACGGCATCCTTGCCCACGGTGAGGGTGGCCACGCCCGTGCCGCTGGCCGGGCCGGTGAGCGCCAAGCCTCCGGTGGCCACAACGCCCGCCACCGCGTCATCCACGGCCAGGCAGGTCAGCGAGACGTAGGCGTTGGCGTTGATGGCCGCGCGGACCATGCGGTGCAGCATGCTGCCCTGGCCAAAGTAGGCCGCGGCCTCGGCGTCGCTGAACACCCGCGTGGGCGTGAGCGCCGCCACGCTGCCGCCTCCCTCGTTTGAGGGCAGGCGCTGGCCAAGGATGAGCACCTCTTGCGCATTTGTGGGCAGGGTGCGCACCGCAAGCTTGGTGTTGAACTCAATGTACTTGCCCGGCTTGCGGATGCTGCCGGGGATGCTGTCAAAGTTGATGTTCTTGCTGGCCATGGGTTCCTCCTTATTCCTGGGCCTGGGACGGCGGCCGTGGTTGCCGCCGTGGTTTTGGACTTGGCGGCCGGAGTCGCCGGAGCCTTCACCAGGTCGCCCTCGTCCAGGCGGCGCAGGTAGTAGGCGGTTTCGGGCACTTCCACGGCGGCAGTCTCGGTGATGTACTGGCGGGGCTTGCCTTCCTTGGGCACGCGCAAGCCGGGTGCGGCAGTCACAAGCATGGGGTCTCCTTTATTCCGAGCCTTCGGCCCGGCCCTGTTGCAGGGTGATGAGGTCCACGGCGTCGGGCACGTCGTCACCCGGTTTCAGATAGTATTTGAAGCCAACGGCCGAGAGTTCCGGCAGCGGCGTGACAGGCTGGCCGCTTGCGTCCAGGGGCGCGCCCGTGCCGCGCTCGGTCACGCGGTAGTCGTACCGGGTGTTCCATTCCTGGGCGTACACGCTGACGCCCTGGCCCCGGTACTTGGCGCTGACCATGCTTTGCACGCGGCCAGGCCGCAGGTTGTCGATGGGCAGGCCGAAGTCCTGCCCGACCAAAAGCGCCCGCACGTCCTTCAGCATCTGGTAGGTGCCCACCTGCACTTTGTCGCCGCGCCTGGTGGCGGCCTCGTTGCGCAGGTTGCGCGCGGCCACAAACACCACCCACGTGGCCGGGATGCGATACACGCTCTTGGCGGTGTTCAGCGGCACGCCCTCGCCCTCGGACTTGAAGGCCGTCCACACGGCGGGGAAACGCCGCACCGCTTCGCCCAGCTCCTCGTCCAGCTCGCCGCCGTAGGTGGCCAGGGTGCGCAGATAGGGCAGCTTGGCCCCGGCGATGCGCGCCAGGATGGCGTCTTCGATGACGGCCAGCATTACGCGGCCCCTTCAGGAGTGCGCGCGAAGGCCCGGCGGCCGGTGTTGAACTCCACACCGCCCTCGCCCCCGGCGGAAACGGTGGCCACGCCCGGCAGCACTGCCCGGCCAGCGGCAACGTCCTTCAGCCAGGTGACGGCCGCCTTGTAGCGGTCGGCTATGGGCGTGGTCTCCGTGGTCTCGCCGCCGGAGGAGCCGGTAGCGGGCGATGTCGCACACCACGGCCGCAAGGGCCTGGGGCACGCTTGCCAGCGGCAGGGGGTAGCGGGCCGCAAGATAGGTGTCCGCCTCGCTGGAGGCCCTTTCCAGAGCCCCCAGCGCGACGGTGCTGTCCACCGTGCCGAGGTTGTCGGCGTCCGTGCGCTCCTCGCGGTCGGTCAGGGCTATTACCTCCTGCATGCCGTACGCCGCGATGAGGTCAGGAACGGTGGCGTAAGCCATTACTTGCCGCCCTCCTTAGCGGCGGACTTGGCCGGGGCCTTGGTCTCGGCTTCGGGCTTGGGCTCGTCCGCAGACGTGCCCGAAGCATCGGCAGCGGGAACGGCCGGGGCCTCGTCTTCCTGGGGCGCGGCCTTGGCCTCTTCCTTGGCTTTGGCTTCGGCCTTGGTCTGAGGCGCGGTGGGCTTCACCTCCTCGGTGATTTCCACCACGAGCATGGGCTCGGCCTGAAGCGCGGCCAGCTGCTCGGGGGTCAGCTCGTCCTCGGCCAGATTCGTGCGGCCACGGTGCCGAAGCACAGGCCAGCACGGCAGAAGCGGCCGCCGATGGCGTTGGGCTGGGCATTGATGCGGATGGTGCGGGCCATGCTCGGACCTCCCTACGCCAGCCAAGGCGTCACCAGGGGGTCAACCACGCCCTGGTTGATGTTGTCCTGGCCGTTGGCCAAGCGGGTGGCCTTGGTGATCTCCAGAATCTTTTCGCGCAGGGTGGGCGCGCCCACCAGCAGCGTCGGCTTGACGCCCAGCGGACGGCCGCCGTCGCCCTTGAAGCTGCACATGGCGGCATAGGCGGCGTTGAAGTTGGCGGGGGTCAGCTCGGCCTTGCTCATGTACGCCAGCTGCCAGAAGCCGAAGCCCACGTTGCAGCGGTAGCGCACGCCGAAACGGTAGGTGTCCATGTTGAACACCTGCTCGTCCTTGGCGTCGGTCATGCTGGTCAGCTCGGGCTTGGTGCGCTCCTGGAAGATGAAGGGCTTGAGCACGACGGGAGCAGTCCAGCAGGAACCACGGCGCACTGGTGCCGTCCTGGTAGTTGGACACGGTTTCGGCCACGCCGGTGCCGTCGACGTTGGGAAAGACAGGGTGGTCGGTGTCGAAGAAGAACTGGCCGTCAAAGCAGAGCGTGGAGAGCCCGGCCTTCAAGAGGGCGAACACCAGCTCGTCCGGGTGCGTCTTGGCGGCCATGCCCATTTCGCCGAACAGCGGCTTGTACACGCCCACCTCATCGTCCTCGATGTCGGTGCGGTCCACCTCGACCGTGCTTTCATATTTCTTGTTGGTGATGGAGTAGCCGTGGGCGGCCATGGCCTTCACGACGCGAGGGCCGACCCATTCAACAAGCCTGGGGAACTTGCCCAGCCAGCCGTAGGTGTTGCTCTTGCTGCTGGACGGAACCAGCGTGGCCACGTCGGCCCAGCTGGACGGGGTCTCGCCGAACACGCGCTGGTATTCGGCCTTGTAGGCGGTGAACAGCGCCGCAATGAGCGCGGGGGTGACGATTGCCATATTACTTGGCCTCCTTGGCTTTCTTGAACTCTTCAGGCGTCATGCCGCACATGTCGGCGGCGTAGGCTTCCTCGGTCGAAAGCGCGGCCGTGCTGGACCGCCCGCCGGGGGCTGGCCGCCGGGCAGGCCCCTAAACACGGAGGGGGTCTGCATGGTGGTGAGCGCGGCCACGGGCGCGGCCGAGTCGAGGAAGGCGGTCAGCGCGGCCTCATCCTTGGCCCCCAGGCTGCGCGCCCAAGGCTCCAGGCTGGCGGTCAGGCGGCCGTCGGCCAGGGCGGCCTGCACAATCGCGTCCACCTTGGACGCATGCGCGCCAACGGTCAGCTGGGCCACCTGGGCTTTCAGCGTCGCGTTGGCGCTTTGCAG